CGAAGCCGTACGAAATAGTATGGTGCGAGGACACGCCATTGTCCCCAAGTACGGCAAGCGAGTTACCGACGTCCTCCGGGGAATGCTCCGGCCCGCCCTTGTACCTAGTAAGGGTAAATACCTAGTCGTTGCCGATTGGTCGGCCATTGAGGCTAGGGTAAACCCTTGGTTGTCCGGCAAGGGCGACGACAAGCTGGCGATCTTTGCGTCCGGCGAGGACGTGTACAAGGTCAATGCCGCCGCGACGTTTGGCGTGAGCGTAGGCCAGGTCACCAAAGACCAGCGCCAGATTGGCAAGGTGCAGGAGTTAGCCTGCGGCTTTGCTGGCGGCGTCGGTGCCTTCGCCGCTATGGGTCGGGCCTATGGTGTGGCGCTGCCGGAGTCCGACGCACGGCGCATGGTGGACGCTTGGCGTAGGGCAAACCCTTGGTCCGTTCCGTACTGGCAAGACCTAGAATCAGCGTACACCCGCGCCATGCGAAACAAGAACAAAGAGTTCAGCGCTGGACGGGTGACTTATATGTTCGACGGCCTGCACCTATGGTATGTGCTGCCCTCTGGACGCATCCTGTGCTACCCCTACGCCCGATTGGAATCAGAAGGTGTGACTTACGCCAAAGCTGCATGGAAACCCGCCGTTGATGCCAAGGAGTGGCCCCGCGCGCGCCTGTGGAAGGGCTTGGCCTGCGAGAACATCACTCAGGCCGTGGCTAACGACTTGCTGCGCCATTCGCTGCGCCAGCTAGATGACGTGGTGCTGCACGTCCACGATGAAATTGTGATTGAGACCGCAACGCCCGACCCCGACGCGCTACGCTTGATCATGTGTACCCCGCCCGCTTGGGCTAAGGGTTTACCCCTAGACGCTGAAGTCTCAATTATGGAGCGATACGGAAAATGAATTTCTTAACTTATCTCGAAAACATTGCGCCTGAAGGCGAGGTTATCCTGTTTGTGCGGCAGAAGCCCGCCGTGCCGGAGCAGTTCCACGCGGACGGCGCGATCAAGTGTTCGTGGCCTGCGTTCCTGCCTAAGAAGTGGAAGCCCGATCAGGCGTGGTATTGCAACACCGGCTGCTTCATCATCGACCGATTCGACGAGGGCAGACCCGCAGCCAAGGCCGACGCCTGCGAGCGGGTGGCGTTCCTCGTGCTAGACGACGTGGGCACCAAGGCCAAAGTGCCGCCCATCGACCCGACGTGGATCATGGAGACCAGCCCCAACAACTACCAGTACGGCTATACCTTCGCGCTGGATGACCAGCCCATGAAGGGCGAATTTAGCGCAGCCATTGTCGCCATTGCAGAAGCAGGCTACACCGATGGCGGGGCCATCAACCCCGTGCGTAACTTCAGACTGCCGGGGTCTATCAACCTCAAGCCTGGGCGTGACCGCTTCGCATCTAACTTGGTCGAATTCCACCCAGAGCGTGAGTTCTCCTTGGCCGAGATATGCGAGGCACTAGGGGTTATCCCTAACCCCGCCGACACCGCCATTATACGCCCGATCCGGCTCACCGATGACGGCGGCGATGACGTGCTGGCGTGGACGGCAGCGCGTGGCGACTTGCTGGAGAAGGGTAATTCGAGCGGTTGGTGGGGCGTCGTGTGCCCCAACAGCGGCGAGCATAGCGACGGCAACCCGATGGGGCGTTATCACCCCGTCAACCGCGCCTATTGCTGCCTGCATGAGCATTGTTCTGATTGGGACAGCGTGGCCTACCTTGCGTGGGTGGAAGAGCAGGGCGGGCCAAAGCGCGCCCACGGCCTGCGCGAAGAGTTACTCGCCGCCGTGATGGAGAACACCCTTTCCAAGTTAGCCCCGACGCCCTCATACCCTGACGAGGCCGCAGCGGTCATCGCCGAGGTCGAGCAGCGTGAGTTGGGCCGCGTGGAGATGTCCGGTTGGTTTGAGCGCTTTGCGTACATCCAAGACGATGACGCCTATTTTGATATGCAAGACCGGCGCGAGTTGATGCGTAAGACTTTCAACGCCATGTTCCGGCACATCGACTGCAAGTCACGGCATAACAAACGCAAGATAGAAGCATCCAACGCATACGATGAGTACCGCCAAGACAAGGGCGCTCGTGCCTTAGTCGGCATCACTTACGCAGCAGGCGAGACGGTCCTGGTGGCCCGTGAGGGTTTGGTTTACGGCAACCGCTGGCGCGACGCCCGCCCGCAGCCGGTGGCCGGTGATGTGTCCGCGTGGCTGCGCCATGTCGAGCGCATGGTCCCGATTGAGTTTGAGCGTGAGCATTTGCTTAACGCCTTGGCACATAAGGTGCAATTTCCTGGGCACAAGATCAATCACGCTATCCTACTAGGCGGCAATCATGGCAGCGGCAAAGACACCCTGTTTGCCCCGTTCTTTTGGGCCATAGGCGGCAAGGCTAAACACAATTGCTCCTTGGTCAAGAATGAAGACCTAAGCAGTCAATGGGGCTACGCCCTTGAATGCGAGGTGATGGAAATAGCAGAACTGCGCCAAGCAGAGGCCAAAGATCGGCGCGCCCTTGAGAATACCCTCAAGCCCATCATCGCAGCGCCCCCTGAACTGTTGTTGGTCAACCGCAAGGGCTTGCATCCCTACTATGCTTTGAACCGCGTTTTCGTGGTCGCGTTCAGTAATGAGCGCGTGGCGATCTCGCTGCCCTCAGAAGATAGGCGCTGGTTTGTTTTATGGGCAGAAGCAGGCAAGCTGCCCGAAACAGAAGCGGTTGCCCTTTGGAACTGGTACGAAAACAGAAACGGCTTTGCAGCAGTAGCGGCCTACTTGCATTCGCGTGACGTGTCGGCCTGGAACCCCAGCGCAGCCCCGCCAATGACCGAAGCCAAGATGATCATGGTCGAACACGGCATGAGCGGGGCAGAAAGTTTCCTAATCACCATGATCAGAACACGTCAACGCGCGTTCGCCAGCGGCATTATCGGCGCGCCCTTCTACGCCTTGTGTGACGAACTGCAAGCCTACGCCCCTGCCGCCGTCAAGATCGTACCCCCCGCGCTTCTCCATGCCCTCAAGGAGGCGGGTTGGGTTGATATGGGGCGCTTGGCCTCCCGTGAGTACCAAACCAAGAAGCACATTTTTTGCGCGCCTGAACTGGCCGCGTCCAGCCGCTCGGACTTGCGCCGCGCCATTGAAAAAGCCCCCGAAGGGGCTTTAATCAAGATCGAAAAGAATAGCTAAAAGGGCGGCGACCAGCGCCGCTACAAGGATGATCATTGCAAGCGCGGGAAATAAGGGCCGTAAAAAGCCCGATTTTCTCCGCGCCCTTTGCCGCTTAAATCAATAACAGATAACACCACTTGACTATACCCATGGCGCAGGGCCGTTTCCCGTTTGACGTGGCCGTGATAGGTACGCATGGCCGTGCCCGTAGGCGTGTTTTTAAAACAATAAGATTTTTTTAAATAGGTCATTGGTCTAGCGCCCGTTGGGCGTCCATTCTGGTTTTTTCGTTGTCATCATCCAAGAGGGCGCGCAATGCGTCCTCTAGTTCGTTGATGCGGTCTAACAGGTTGGCGGTCTGGGTGTCGCCGTTGATGTAGGCTTGGGCTTCAGTCATTTTTAGCACTCCGTTGAATAGTTGTGTTGGGCGTTAAGAGCGGCGAGCGCCTCGACGGTCTGGGCATCCAGCCCATAGGCTTGCAGGGGGTCAACGGCAAAGCGCCCGCACTCACTCATGTGAGGGTTGTAAATGGTCATGCCGTTAGCCTCGACGCCGTAGACCGGCTCGTCATTAGTGTTTGTAGTCAATACGAAATTCACGATTAAACCTCCTCTTCTAAGTCATCAAAAAATATGCAGGGTGTCGTCGTCTTGTCCGCAAGGACGTAGTGCCACTCGCCATTGCGGAATCGGGCTTGCCAGTAATTGATGATGGTGCCCAAAGGCAAAACCGCGCCAGTTGGCGATAAACAGGCGGGAACCTCTTTGATAACTTTGGCTTGTCGTTTCATGATTGCACCCCCTCGGATAGTTCGGCACCGATGTAATCGGCAAGGATGGCGATGATGGCGTCATGCCGTTCGCCTGAGAAGTACATTGCGGCAAAGTCGCCGGTCTTGACGCCCAAGGCGTCTTGGATGGACGCGCAAGCGGCATCTAAGGCCACATAGGCCAAGTCGTTGATCTGTTCGTTTTTCATAGGTACTCCAAAAGAATAAAAGCTAGGGCTAGGCCAATCGAGATCGCCAGAAGGGCATTAGCCCAAGGGCGGGGGGCTGGTTCGGGTTTGTAGTGTTGCCGGTTCATACCTCAACCTCCATTGAATCGACGCCCACGGGCACGCTAATGTGCTTGGATAGTGGCGCAAAGTGGTTTGTCTCCCCTAGGCCGTTCATAGCGTAAAAATCGCGCACGTAAGCGTATGTCGATAGACTCTCCCCAAACTTAGGATAAGTACGCTTAACCGCCTTCGGCCGGACCGGCTTATGCTTGCCGGTAATCTTACCGGCCAGCGTTTGCACGGCCAGCGCGCGGTCCAGCGAGCGCAGGCTATAGGTGGTGGTGTTAATTTTCAGGGTTTGCATTTTGTTGTTCCAATTTAATAGCGTTTTCAATTTTTCGCTGGTTGTACCCGTCAGCCATCTTATCGGCCATCATGGCCGCGTCGATAGCTTCGGGCGTGGGTGGTGCATATGGCCGTAGGATGGCCTCAAATAGTGGGTGGATCATAGTCCGCTCACCCGGTAGCACGCGCCATCGCTGCGCTGCACGTCTATAGTGCCAGCGCGCCGGATTGCTAGGATCCGCACGCGCTCTATGCGGCCGTATAAACTGACGTGAATATATTGTCCAATTTTCATAATTTACCCTCGTTTACTATATCGGCCAAGAATAGCCCGCAAACGCTGGCGCGCAGCGTTTGCAGATATCCCTATATGGTGCAGCAACCGCAGCAAGGGGCATCGATGCACCGGCCGCGTGCGTTACGCGTAAAGTGCGAAGGGCCATGTTCACCCATAAGGGTTATGGTATTCAAAACCAGCGCGAGCGTGGCCCGTTTGGTCCGGCCGTCGTAATAGATCAAGGCGCCGGGTTTGATCGGCGCGCCGGTGGCCGCGCACCGGCCGGGATAACGTGCGCGCATAGTCTTAATGCTCATAGTGTGCCCCTTACGCTGCCAGGCGCAGATTGATCACGCGATGGCGCGATCCGTGGGCAGGGAATGCCACAATGGCCGCGCGCTGTCGCTGGCACAATTGGCAAGTGGCGCAGGATACATCGTCACGCTGTGTGGCCGGACAGATAACGACAGCGCGCCCCTTGGGCGTAAAGTGATTTATGGTAATGGTGCTAGGCACCACCACCACCACCGGACCGCATTGTGTATCGGCCAAAGTATCGGCATCGTTTAGATCATTGGCCGATAGGTTGACAGTAAATCCCCATGCATTAGCGTGCTTGATCCATGCCAGCGATGCTGCATCGCGATGGTGTGAATAGGTAAACCCGCGCTTGCCTATATTGGCCTGCACCAATTGGCCTAGTTTGACAGCGTCAATAGTGCCACCGGCTTGGGGCAGATCACCGGCTTGATTGTGACGCCACAATTGGCCGTTTGGCAGCGCTGCGATGGATTGGGTGAATTGGCCCCATGTAGTGCCGCGCGTGCCTTCGCTTACAGCGCGCCAGTGCAGCGCGAGCGGCCCGCTATCGGCATAACATTCCGCGCGCATAGCGCAATTAGTAGGGCAGCTGTCGCGCTCTGTGGTGCTAACGGGAATCGGGCCAGTCTTAACATTGGCCGATTTAAGTGTGAGATGTACTTTCATTTTTTGCCTTTACTGTAGTTTATAAACAAGGGCCGTAGCCCTTGGAGGGGTAAATTAAACAATGAATTCGGGGTTGTTAGTCACACCCAAGTCAAGGGCTATAGCCATAATTTCATTGTGACTTTTCGCAGTGCGCGCGGATCTAATGAGCATGGACAGTGCGCGCGCGACATAGTTAGCGCCGAAGTGCTGCATTTTTAGAGTGATCGCAACTTCACGTTTTTCTGATTTTGTCATTTTGTGCCTTTACTGTATTGCATGGCGACTTTGCCATGGCGCATAGTGTAAGCGATTTCCTTACACAATGCAATAACCCTTAAAATTAGTCAACTATTGGGCATTTTGTGGGCGCGGTTGGCGGTTTGGTTGGCGCAGTGTTGGCATGGTTGTTTTAATGCGGTTCTCCAATGAGGGATATCAATTGTTGGCTATGTTGGCTATTTATAAAAGATAAAAGATTGAAAAAGGTATATTTCATAATGTGAATTCTTACAATACTTACAACTAGGGGGTAAGCAACTTGAAAACGTGTTTTAAATAGCCAACACCGCCTACAACCGCCAACCGCCGCATTTTGCACGATGTATCTAGGCACATGGTTAACGCAAGCCATGCAACATGGTAGGCACTGCCAACACTGCCAACACTGGTGCAAGGGTTAACGCAAGCCATGCAATCCGGTTGGCATAGCCAACACTGCCAACACTGCCAGGAAATATGCTTACCATTCTGACTAGCATTACCCTTGCCTTTTTGCCTAGTATATGCTTGCCATTTTGCCTACTATATGCTTGCCATTTTGCGTAGTATATGCTTGCCAATTCGACCATGACTTGCTTGCCAATTTGACTAGCATATCCCTTGTCTTTTTGCCTAATATATGCTTGCCATTTTGTGTAGAATTTTAGCCAGGGGGGAGGGGGTAGGGCCGAGCGATAGGGCCAACGAAAACGGAGGGGCCACAAACAAAATTTTTTTTAATATAAAATCCACGCACACGCCCCAGGCGCAGGAGAACCAGTTGTTCAAGTCATTGCCGCTTACTGTCCGACACGTCCAAGCGACCGAATCGCGCTTGCAGGCGATATACGACGCTGCCAAGCTAGGACTCAAGGGCGACACGCTGGCCCTGGCGTCAGGGCTGCGGCCAGAGGAGTACCAGCACTTGTGCCAATTTGACGCACTGGCCGAGATGGCCGCGCGCAAAGGCAAAGCTGACGGCGAACGCGAGATGGCCGACATCCTGCACAAAGCAGCCAGAGAAGGCGACGCCAAGGCGGCGCTTGAAATCTTAAAGCATCAGCACGGCTGGGTTGCCAAGCAGTCCATCTCGGTAGACATTGACCAGCGCATATCCATCACGCAGGCGCTGCAAGAAGCAGAGATGCGCGTCGTTGAGGTCGTAGATGCAGTCCACCAGATACAGCGCTGAAGACGAACAAGCCCTGATGGCGCGTCTGTGGACGCCGCGCATCAAGGACAACCCGCTCAATTTTGTAGCTTTGGTATTCCCGTGGGGCGTCAAGGGCACGCCGCTGGAGAACTTTAAGGGGCCACGCAAGTGGCAGCGCGAGGTGCTGCAAGACATCGCCGACCACATCGAGGCAAACAAGGGCCAGTTGGACTACGCCGTGCTGCAATCGGCCATTTCGTCGGGACGCGGTATTGGCAAGTCGGCTTTGGTCAGTTGGATTACGATCTGGATGCTGGCAACGCGCATAGGCTCGACAACCATCATCTCGGCCAACTCGGAGAGCCAGCTCAGATCAATCACTTGGGCCGAGATCACCAAGTGGCTGGCGATGGCGATCAACTCGCACTGGTTTGAAGTGAGCGCCACCAGACTAATGCCCGCTAAGTGGCTCACTGAACTGGTCGAGCGGGACTTGAAGAAGGGCACCAGGTACTGGGGCGTCGAGGGGCGGCTGTGGTCAGCGGAGAATCCGGACGCCTACGCGGGTGTGCATAACTACGACGGGGTGCTGGTGGTGTTCGACGAGGCGTCGGGTATCGACGACGCGATCTGGGCGGTGACTGCTGGCTTCTTCACGGAAAACACGCCGCACAGGTTCTGGCTGGCGTTCTCCAACCCACGGCGCAACACGGGATACTTCTACGAAGCGTTTAATTCCAAGCGGGCGTTTTGGAAAACCAAGGTGGTAGACGCACGCACGGTCGAGGGTACGGACAAACAGGTCTACGAGCGAATCATCCAAGAGTACGGGCCAGACTCAAGTCAGGCGCACGTTGAGGTCTACGGGATGTTCCCAAGCGCAGGGGACGACCAGTTCATTGGCTCGGACATCGTGGATGAGGCCATGGGGCGGGAGAAGTACAAGGACTTGTCCGCGCCCATCATCATTGGGGTCGATCCGGCGCGCTACGGCGCGGACGCGACGGTCATTGCGGTGCGTCAGGGCAGGGATATTGTTAACATAACGCGCCACCGTGGCGACGACACGATGACGGTGGTGGGGTATGTGATCGACGCCATTGAAGAGTACAAACCGGCGCTGGTGGTGATTGACGAGGGCGGGCTGGGGGCTGGGATTGTGGACAGGCTCAAAGAGCAGCGGTACAAAATCAAAGGCGTGAACTTTGGAAATAAGGCTAAAAACCCGATAATGTACGGAAATATGCGCGCCCAGATGTGGGGCGAGATGAGGGAGTGGCTGAAATCTGCTAGTATCCCGACCGACAGGTTTTTGAAAACGGATTTAATTTCGCCTAAGATGAAGCCTGATTCACGTGGAACAATCTTCTTGGAGAGCAAGAAAGAAATGAAAGCGCGGGGACTTGCATCGCCAGACGCAGCGGACGCTATATGCGTGACGTTTGCTTTTCCCGTGGCTCACCGCGAGTATACTGAGCCAACTCGCCGGTATAACGCTCAAGACGGCGCAATGCACACTTCATGGATGGGTAGCTAAATGAAGAAAGTATCTCTCAGTGTTGGACGCGGCGAGAAGCTGCCCACATCCAAAGGCGCTGGCCTGACGGCCAAAGGGCGCGAAAAATACAACGCGGCAACTGGCTCCAATTTAAAAGCTCCGCAACCCCAAGGCGGCGCACGCAAGGACTCGTTTTGCGCCCGTATGTCTGGCGTGCCTGGGCCAATGAAAGATGAAAAGGGTAATCCCACCCGCAAAGCTGCTGCCTTAGCAAGATGGAAGTGTTAATCATGGCAACTAAACCTGGGCTTTATGCCGCAATCCACGCCAAGCAAGAACGCATCAAAGCTGGCTCTGGCGAGAAGATGAACAAAGTTGGCAGTAAGGCAGCGCCTTCGGCCAAGGATTTTAAAGACTCGGCTAAGACGGCTAAGAAAGGTAAATGATGCCGCTCGTTAAATCATCTTCCCCCAAAGCCTTTCGTGAAAATGTAAAGGCTGAAGTCAAAGCGGGCAAACCGGTCAAACAGGCCGTGGCAATTGCGTATGCAGTAAAACGCAGCGCCCCAGCCCCAAAAGGTAAGAAATAATGGCTGATTACACCGGCATGGTAGCGGTAGGTAATGTCGCCAATGTTGGTGGCAGCAACTCCGATGTGCTGGCAACAGCGCGCAGCCGCCTAGATATGGCAATTGCAGCGCTGTCTGAGTCGCGCAAAGATGAGATTGACGACCTAAAGTTCTACGCCGGTAGCCCAGACAACCACTGGCAGTGGCCTGCTGATGTGCTGGCGACCCGTGGCGCGGTGCAGGGTCAGACCATCAATGCGCGCCCGTGCCTTACGATTAACAAACTGCCGCAGCACGTCCGGCAAGTAACCAATGACCAACGACAAAACCGCCCAACAGGCAAAGTTATTCCAGCCGACGACAAGGCAGACATTGACGTTGCCGAAGTCTTCAACGGCATGGTCAGACATATTGAATATATCTCGGACGCAGATGTCGCTTACGACACCGCCTGCGAAAACCAAGTCTCCTACGGAGAAGGGTACATCCGGCTCCTGACCGAGTATTGTGACGACAATACCTTTGACCAAGACATCAAGATTGGGCGGGTTCGCAATAGTTTCTCGGTCTACATGGACCCAACCATCCAAGACCCCTGCGGCCAAGACGCCAAGTGGTGCTTTGTGACCGAGGACATCCCCAAAGCCGAGTATGAGCGCAAGTACCCTGATTCTGCGCCCATTACTACGCTGCAAACGCTTGGAGTAGGCGACCAAAACCTGTCGCAGTGGCTCAATGAGGACACTATTCGCATTGCGGACTACTATTACGTCGATTACGACAGCGGTACGCTCAATTTGTACCCTGGCAACGCTACGGCGTTTGATGGAACGCCCGAAGACAAGCAATTACGCGCTATTTACGGTAAACCCAAGAAGTCTAGGCAGTCTGACCGAGCCAAAATCAAGTATTGCAAGATAAACGGCTACGAAATCTTGGAAGAACGCGATTGGGCGGGGCAATATATCCCGATTGTCCGCATTGTTGGCAATGAATTTGAGGTTGATGGCCGTTTGTATGTGTCTGGTTTGGTTAGAAACGCCAAAGATGCGCAGCGGATGTACAACTATTGGGTGTCCCAAGAGGCAGAAATGCTGGCTTTGGCACCCAAAGCGCCGTTTATTGGTTATGGCGGCCAGTTTGAGGGGTATGAAAACCAATGGAAGACCGCCAACACGACCAACTGGCCGTATTTGGAGGTCAATCCAGACGTTACAGACGGCGCAGGCGCTACGCTGCCACTGCCCGCACGTGCCCAGCCACCAATGGCCTCCAGCGGGCTGTTACAGGCTAAAGCAGGGGCGTCTGAAGACATTAAAGCGTCTACCGGCCAATATAACGCTTCTTTGGGCATGACATCCAATGAACGCAGCGGCAAGGCCATCATGGCACGCCAGCGCGAGGGTGACGTTGGGACTTACCACTATGGCGACAACCTTGCCCGTGGCGTGCGGTATCTGACCCGTCAATTGATTGACCTGATCCCCAAAATCTACGACACCCAGCGCATTGCCCGCATCATTGGTGAAGATGGCGAAACCAGCATGGTCAAGATTGACCCAATGCAGGCCGAGCCGGTCAAAAAGATCATGGACCAGAATGGAATTGTGATTGACAAGATTTACAACCCTGGCGTGGGCAAGTACGACGTAGTGGCAACCACCGGCCCAGGCTACGCGACCAAGCGCCAAGAGGCGTTGGATGCGATGGGCCAACTGTTGCAGGGCAACCCGCAGCTATGGTCTGTTGCCGGTGATCTGTTTGTGAAAAACATGGATTGGCCTGGTGCCCAAGAGATGGCAAAGCGTTTTGCCAAGACCATCGACCCTAAACTGATGAGCGATGGTGAAGACAATCCAGAATTGCAAGCCGCACAGCAACAGATGCAAGCAATGGGTCAAGAGATGGAACAGATGCACCAGATGATCCAAAACGTCGGCAAGTCCATTGAGATGCAGGAGCAGCGCCGCAAGGATTACGAGGCTGAAATTAAGGCTTATCAAGCTGAAACACAACGCATCACGGCCACACAAGCAGGCATGAACGAACAGCAAATTCAAGACATTGCTATGGGTGTGGTGGCCGCTGCGATGGAGTCCAACGGCCAGATTGGTGGTATTCCTGAGATGCCAGAACAGCAGATGGATGTGGGTATGGATGGTATGCCTGAAATGCCACAGCCTATGCCACCAATGGAGCAGCCACAATGACAGCCGCACAATTGATGGGTTTACTGTTTTTAGGTCGAAATGTGGCGCACAGCGTCCACTTAAACACGCGCAGCTATTCCAAACA